TGACGACGATAGTCGTACTGAATGGATAAGAAACAATGAAGACTGGCTTAAGTTGGCAATGCTTGTACGAGAGAATCGTACTTACCCTTGGCCGAAGGCTTCGAATGTTAAGTACCCACTCGTGGCTACTGCAGCAATGCAGTTCAGTGCGAGAGCGTATCCGGCTCTTGTGCCAAGCGATGGAAGAGTCGTAAAGACTAAACTCATTAGCAACAGGACTGACGAGCAAGTATATGCCGCAGCCGAAAGAGTTGCTACCCATATGTCCTTCCAAGTTATGGAGCGTATGCCCAACTGGGAAGAGGATATGGATAAGCTCCTGATGACGATGGCTATCACTGGCCTGTGTTTCAAGAAGACCTATTACAGTTCTATCTCGAAGTGCAACCATAGTCATATCGTCTATCCTGAGAACCTGATTGTTAACTACTACGCCAAGTCTCTTGAGAAGGCTTACCGCAAGACGGAAGTCCTTCAGTATACCAAGAACGAAGTGCAGGAGAAGGTTAACAATAATGAAGAATTTCTGGACGTAGAGTTGCCAGATCCAACTAACAACGATGACAAGAATAAGAAGGATACCGTTGTTGGTGAGGCCCCACCTCCTGACAATTCTACTCCCTTTACATTCTGGTCTTGCCATACTTTCTGGGACTTGGATGATGACGGCTATGAAGAGCCTTATGTCATCACCATCCACAAGGATTCGGGCAAGGTCGTGCGGATTATCGCTCGCTGGGATGGCGACGGTGTAACGCGTACCGAAGACAAGAAGACTATTATCGCGATCAGACCGATTGAGTACTTCACTGACTTTCCGTTCATTCCTAATCCTGATGGCTCGATCTATGCTATGGGTTTTGGAATGCTGCTTGGCCCTCTTAATGAGTCGGTCAATACCATCATCAATCAGTTGGTTGATGCTGGTACGTTGGCAAATATGCAGTCTGGTTTTATCGGTAAGGGCTTGCGTCTTAAGATGGGTCAGACCCAACTGAGACCGGGCGAGTGGCAGGTAGTTAACGCCACTGGGGACGATCTCCATAAGGCGATCTATCCCCTCCCTGTGAAGGAGCCTAGTGGAACACTCTTCCAGTTGATGAACATGCTTATCCAGTCTGGTAATCAACTAGCTTCTATCGCAGAGATCTTTGTTGGCAAGATGCCGGGACAGAATACCCCAGCAACCACTACTCAAGAGACTGTACAGCAGTCTATGGCTGTATTCACCGCGATCTATAAACGGGTATACCGGAGTCTTGCTAAGGAGTTCAAGAAGATTTATCGCCTCAATAGGATTTGTCCAGAGGCAGTAGCAGAGGAACAGAAGATCGCGGGCATGCAGATGCAAGCAAGCGACTATGATCTTCCTGATTGGGTCATTGTACCCGGTGCGGATCCAACGGGTGACTCGATGTCCTCGAAGTTGCAGAAGCTCCAGATGGTGGGAAGCCTCATCAATCTCGGAACTGTCAACCCACAGGTCTACACTAAGATGTTCCTCGATGCGAATGAAATTCCGGGTGGGGACGCACTCATTGTGCAGCCGCCTCCCCCACAGCCTGATCCGAAGATGCAGACGGAACAGATGAGGCAACAGACTATGCAGATGGGGGCACAACTTAAGCAACAAGCCTCTGAACAAGATATGCAGATCAAGGAGCGTATTGCCCAGTTGGAAGAAGCGAAGCAAGCAAGCAAGCTTCAACATGAACGGCAACTCCAAGCTATGGAACTCCAAGGTCAGCAAATGCAAAAGAGAATGGATACAATGCAGCAAGTGATGGATCAACACTTCGGAGAGCAACAGGGGCGTCTAGCTGTCGCTGCTGCTGCCGCCAAAGTGGATCAAGCCGACGTGAAGCATAAGCAATCCGTCGTGCATAAGGAAGTAGCTTTTAGACAAAAACAACATCAAGATAAGCAACAAGCTACTAAGAAGGGTAAACAAAAAGGAGCCTAACCCAGATGGTAACTCAAAGTGAGTTCAAGCAGTGGCAACAAGGAGAGCTATATCAGGAATTGAAGCAGACGATTGAAGCGAATATCAGCATCGTTGCAAGTGAATTGGTGGGGAGAGAACAACCCGCACCAGACCGTGACCAGTACCTACGAGGATTCGTCCGAGGATTGGCCGCTACGCTTGAATGGAAGCCTGATTTTTCGACGGAAGAGGGTGGTAATGATGAAATTTAAAGCCCCCGCTCACCGAATCATCGTTAAGCTGGACGATATTGAAGAGAACCAAGCAATCAAGAAGGACTTTGCGAAGTTGGCAGAGACGAAATTCGAGATTGTTAAACCTGACGGTCAGATGAAGCGCGAAAGGCTTGGGACTGACACTGGGGTTGTGGTTCAAATCGGTCCTATGGCATGGAAGGCCATTGATGGGGACAAAGAAGGCTGGACTCCATGGTGTAAGGTTGGAGATCGCATCGTCTTTGGTCGCTACGCTGGCAAACTTGTTGAGCATCCTGAGACAGGAGAGGAAGTTTACGTCATTAATGACGAAGATGTACTACTAGTTATGGAAGAGGAGGTTGCCTAATGGCTGAAGAGCAGAAAGTTGAAACCAAACCTACGGAGAACGTTGAAAATGTGGATCAGACGAGTGCTGAGACGCAGACCACCGAACCTCAGTATACCGAAACAGAACAAAGAGCAATGGAACAAGGATGGCAACCCAAAGATAAGTGGGACGGCGACCCTGAAGACCATCGCAGTGCTAAAGAATACCTAGATCGGGGTGAGCTTCTTGGGAAAATCAAGTCCCAGTCGCAACAAATCCGTGAAGTTCGTGAGATGCTTACGCACCTCTCGGGCCATAACCAAAAGGTATATCTGGCCGGTTACGAACAAGCCCTTGCCCAACTGAAGGCACAGCGCCTCGAAGCCATGAAAGAAGGCGACGTTGAAACTGCTGTGGCACTGGAGGACAAGATTGACCAGCACAAGGAAGCGATCTCTACGATTAAGGCTACGCCAGCAGCGAAGCCACAAACCGAGGATCAGAGTCCTGTGTATCAAGATTGGTTGAAGACCAACTCGTGGTATCTCTCGGATGAGAGCATGCGTCACTGGGCTAACGGTATGGCTATCTCTTATACCAATAAGAATAAAGGCCAAGTAACTGAGGAACAGATCTATCAACATCTGTCCAAGGAAGTGCGGGAAACTTTCCCTGCTAAATTTAGGAAGGCTGGCGCTCCAAACCCTGACGGTGAGGGACGTGCAGCAAATAGGGGTAACACACGGTCTGCAAGCGACGACTTCGATTCTCTGATTAAGGGATTTAGTGAAGACGATGCACGCGCAGCGCGTAATCTTGTCAAGACTGGTGTATTAACCAAGGAAAAATACGTCGCCGATTATAAGGCAATAGGAGGACGATAATGAGCAGAGTATCCAGAAAAGAAGAAGTTAGAACCACGAGAATTCCGGTTTCTAGCAATAGAGCACCACTAGTAGTTAAGGGTTTTGACCACGCCAACTTTCAAGGCCGATGGGTTAATGACATCGATGAACGAATCGCTACTTTCCTTGAAGGTGGTTATGAGTTTGTTTTGAAGGATGGTCACACTGTGGGTGAACCTACAATGGATGCCACTACTAAGCTCGATTCCCGAGTTAAGAAGCCAGTTGGGAAAGGTGTTACAGCCTACCTCATGCGACTTCCGAAGGACCTTTGGTTGGAGGATCAAGCCAACAAGGAAAAGGAATTGGCAGCACTAGATAGGGCAATGAAAGCGCCCAGAAGCAATGGGGCTGACTATGGATCAGTTAAAATGGGCAGTGATGTCCAAGATGGTCCGTTTAAGTCTTAATTGATTTTTGGGGCGAAATAATAAATTAGGAGAATAAGAATATGGCTCAAGCTCTTGCCCCTAAAGGTTTTGTACCTGTCCGTCACTTGGATGGGTCGCCTTGGAATGGCGCGACTGAAGCATTCCTAGTTGATTCCGGTAACAATACCGCCGTGTTCGTTGGCGATCTTGTTAAGCAGGGCGGGTCGGCTGGTGTTGCTGGTCAAGTCGTCGCGGGTATGAATGTGGAAGGCATGGCTACGGTAGTTCTTGCAGCGGGAGGTACGTCCGGTGCTGATATCGTGGGTGTGGTTGTTGGTTTCCTTCCAGATCCTTCCGATCTTACAAAGAAGCACCGTGTCGCTAGCACCTCACGGGTTGCACTCGTTTGCACTGATCCCACGGTGGTCTACGAAGTCCAAGAAGATGCGGTTGGTAGCAACTTCGTCGCGGCTGACGTTGGACTTCTCATCGGTTTCACGACGACTGCGGGTAACGCAACGACTGGTATCTCGAAGCAAGCTGCGGATTCGTCCGACTTGACTGCGACCATTGCATATCCCCTGAAGTTTCTCGGCCTTTCGCGGCGTGTTGGTAACGCCTTCGGACTTTCGAGTACGGACGGTGCGTATATCGATGTGATGTTGAATACTGGTGTTCGTCAGCCTAACGTTGTTGGCGCTTAATAGAGGAGATTTATAAATGGCTACTATTACAACTGGTAACTTTGGTAAAGCCCTCTGGCCCGGCGTCAACGCGTGGTACGGTAAGGCTTATGATGAATTCCCTACGGAATACGACAAGATTTTCACGAAGTCCACAAGTCGTAAAGCGTATGAGGAAGATATGTCGGTCTCTAGCTTTGGTCTCGCTTACCAAAAGGCGGAAGGTGCGCCTGTTTCGATGGATAGCGAACAGCAGGGCTTCTTGGATCGATACACCCACGTAACGTATGCCCTCGGGTTTACGATTACGAAGGAAATCTACGAAGACGATCAGTACGAAGTCGTTGGTGAGCGTAAGGCGAAGGGTCTTGCAATGTCGATGAGACAGACCAAGGAAACCATTGCCGCGAACATCCTGAATCGTGCGTTCACGGGTGGATTTACTTTCGGTGACGGCGTGACGCTGGTTAGTACGGCTCACCCTAACGTCGCTGGTGGTACGTGGTCGAATCAGATCGCTGTTGCGGCTGACATCTCGGAAGCGGCGCTTGAACAGGCTGTTATCGATATCCAGAAGTATACGAATGATCGTGGACTTAAGATTGCAGTGAAGCCGGTGTCGATTATTGTCCCGGTTGATCTGGACTTTGAAGTCAATAAGATCCTTGAGACCCAATACGAAGTCGGTACGAACAACAACACGGTGAATGTGGTCCGTGGACGGTTCCCCGGTGGCTGTATTGTCAACCATTACCTGACGGATACGGATGCTTGGTTTATCAAGACGAACGTGCCTAACGGTATGAAGTACTTTGAACGCAGAGCGGACTCGTTTACGATGGACGACGACTTTGACACGGACAATGCGAAGTATAAGGCCACGGCCCGTTACTCGTTTGGCGCGTCAGACAAGCGTGCTATCTACGGCTCGGCTGGAGCGTAAGCAATAAGGATCGGGCTGGCTGGAAACGGCTGGCCCTTTCTTCTCTTGTTAAGGAGAATATGAAATGGCAGATAAAGCTAGTGTACAAAAGGGTGGTAAGAGTCTTCAACTGAAGGTTCGTGCTTGGGCACGTACTATGACGACGGGTACGCAAGTCTGTACTCTTCCAAAGGGTTCGCGTTTCCTCGGTGCCTCGGTGGGCGGTGTTGCTTCTGACGATACTGGTACGGCTACGGTATCTATTGGTACGACCACAACGGCGACTGAGTTGGCTGCGGCACTCAGCGTTAAGACGACTTCAGGTGTTGGTCCTACGGAATTTCCTTTGGTTTCGGGTAAGTTTGGTACTGTCTTCACGGCAGATCAGCCAATCTTCTTGAAGTACGCGGGTCAGAACTCGAACGCGACGGTTGGTAGTGGTTTTGTAACGATTCGTTATACGACTGGGAATGTAACTAACGACGATACGGTGTAACCATGCGCCCAAGTTTCGTTGATATCGACCCTGTAGATACAAACCTCACCGGGTATGCATCGAATGTAACGGGGGCTACTTGGACGTTGACTGCGACGGCATCGAATGATGTCCCGCAGTTGGCTCGTCAAGTGACTATTCGGAATGATTCGGTAACTAACCACTCGGCCAAGACGGCGACTCTGGTTGGTACTGATGGTCAAGATAAGGCCCTCACTGAGGTTCTTAACTTGCCTAATACTTCCGCAACAGTTACGTCTGTGAATTATTTTAAGACCTTGACTTCGATTACTCCTAGTGCAACTATTGGGGTTGATACGATGGACATTGGTTGGGCACAGACTATCCAAAGTTACATTTATCCGATTGATTGGCGTTCCCCGTGGGCGTGTAACATCCAAGTGGACGTTACTGGTACTATTAACTTCACTGTGCAACAAACGTTTGTGGATGTTCTTGGTGGGGTTACTCCTGTATGGAGTGACATTACGGCCCTTGCTTCTAAGACGGCTGATACAGTTTCTCAAGCGACGGTTGGAGCGACGGCACTTCACGTGCTGGTTAATTCCTTTTCGTCAGGAGCGGAACTGCAGATGTATACGACTCAACCTACTAACGTTTAAGTATGGCAATACTGAGACCGAATAAACCTCCTCTTCCAGCAAAGCTAGATGATTTCGTCTGGAAGAAATGGTTTAGTGATCTCTATGATCTAACTAAGAGTGGGGTGGTTTCACCATCCCCTCTTACCTATCCTACGAATGGTGTTCAGGGTCATCTCGTTCCAAAGAACGTGGTGATCAATGGAGACTTTCAAGTATGGCAACGCGGCACTTCCTTTACGGTTGGTGCCGTCAATTCTGTCTACTCTGCTGACCGCTGGACTGGAAGTCGCGGTGGTATTGTGGGCATGACCATGAGCCGTCAGACAGGTCCGTCTGGGATCCCGTACTGCCTCCGTGCGACTCGCGCCGTTGCTGACGTTGGAACCAATGACCAGACTATTTGTTATAATGTCCCGACTCTTGATGCAATTGCTTTTGCTGGACAGCAGTTGACTTGTTCCTTCTGGATGAGAATAGGTTCAGGCTTTGCTACTGGTTCGCGTATGGAAGTCCGTATCTTGTCAGGTACGGGTACCGACGAGAACCGACTGAACGGTGCCTACACAGGTGCCTTTCCGATTAATCAAACCTATGTAGCTGCTTGTAATACGACTTGGCAGAGATTCTCGTTTAACTTTACTTTAGCCTCAACTGTTACTGAGTTCTGTGCTCTGTTCTCGCAACGGGGTATTACTGCTTCCGCTGCTGCTGCCAATGACTACTTTGAGATGACGGGTGTTCAGATTGAAGCCGGGGGTGTAGCTAGTCCTTTCCAGTTCGAACCTTTTGCACAGACCGTGCTTCGCTGCCAACGTTTTTTCCAAAAATCGTTTCCGTATGCTGTCACTCCTGCACAGAATACTGCTAACAACTTAGGTGCTTTCCAACACACAGTCACTACCGCTGGTGCGGCTGCAAGCTATTCGGGAGTACTGTCTTTCTCGCCGACGATGCATAGAACACCTACGATGACGTTCTACAACCCGAACGCGGCGAACGCCTTTACATGGAACTATAACACAACTACTAGTGGAACGGCTACTGCTGCATCTGGTATTACAAATGAAAAGTTTCTTGCACTTCAAACTACCGGCGTTGCTGGGTGGGCTGTAGGACAACTACTTGCTATCCACTGGACAGCCGATTCGGAGCTATAATGTCTACGTATATTACTAAGAAATTTGATTATAATGTCATCTGTGATGTTTGTGGCTGGCAAATGAAAGCCCATCAATTACAGAAACGCTGGGATGGAAAGATGGTATGCAAAGAGGACTGGGAACCTCGTCATCCAAGTGATTTCTATAGGACTAGACAAGATGCCCATAGACTTCCTTTCACTCGTCCAGATGTTTCCCCAGTTACTACTGCGTATGATGTAGATGTCGCTGGATTTGCTATTGATTGCAAGAAGTCTCAGAACGCGACGTGTGCCTCTCCTGTAGCTGGAAACATCGTAGCTGCTCCTCCGCTAACAATTGAAGCGATGGTACTGATCCCTCCGACTGCTATTGCCGCAACGAACAACATTTATCGGTATGGTAACGGTGGGTATATCTTCCGCTTTGAAGCAACTGATGCTCTGGCGATGTACTTCTATAATGGTGCAAATGCAACTGGCTACCGGATGATTACGAATAACAACTTCATCCCGTCTGGTGCAAGAGGACGTTGGGCGAGAGTCTCCTTCGCTATGACTAGTACAGCCGTAGCTGCTGCTTATCTTAGCTACAGGGACGCTGCCGGTACTCAGGTCAATACAGCCCAAGCTGCTATCGTCCCTAGTGTTCAGCCCGGTTTGGCTCATACAGGTGGATTGATAATTGGGAATACTACTGCCCTCACTGAACCTGCTCCCGGCCCGATTGATGACATTCGTATTTGGAGTACAGCACGAACAGGAACTCAGTGTCAAGATAATTGGGAGAAAGTTCTTCCGAGTACTACTACTGGACTGGTTAGTAACTGGAGGTTTGATGACCTCACTACTAATCCTCCAGCAACGGTTACGACTGATTCAGTACTTGCACAGTCGGCAACGCTCAATGGAGCGGGATCTTTCCCACATATGATGGTACAAGGAACTTAATGGCTACCTCTAATTCTACCAATTATTCTGTAACGCGTGCTGATATTATCAAGAGGGCTCTGAGAATTATCGGTGCCATTGGTCAGGGCGAATCGCCAAGTACTGATGCGACTACTGAAGCCGCTCAGGCTCTCAACGAAATCGTTAAGGAGTGGAACGCTGATGGAATGCAACTCTGGAAATACACTACCAGTACTGCTATCACGTGGACAGCGGCTACCGCCACGATCTCCATTGGCATTGGCTCAACCATTGCCCAGTCAGCCCCTATGCGTATTACTCAAGCCTTCACCCGGAATACTGCGTCGGGTAATGACACGCCGCTTCTTCTCTTAAGCAAACAGGAGTACGATATTCTTGGTAACAAGTCGGCTGCGGGGGCTCCTTCACAGCTTTACTATGCTCCTCCGGGGGCTGTTGCCACAGAGCAGATTGGTTCGATCACTCTATACCCGGTACCTGACGCGACTTGGGTTGCTGCTAATTCTCTGTATGTTGTGGGGGCTAAGTCGATAATGGACTTCGATGCCACTGCTGATACAGCGGACTTCCCATCGTTCTATTATAACTCATTGGCATGGGCCTTGGCTGACCAACTCTCGTATGAGTATGGTGTGCCTTACTCGCAGCAATCAATGATCTCTAAGAAGGCAGCAGACCATAAAGAGAAGGCCCTTGGCTACGATCAAGAACTTGGTTCATTGTTCCTTCAACCTGATCCTAACTGGGGTAATTGGTAATGGCTGATCGTCCTCTGCAAGCCGTTCAGGATGTCCTTCGTGTCCCGTTGTACGGGATGGAGAACATCCATAATGACTTGTCTGACAATGCTGTACTAGGTCAGTATATCCAGAATATGATTCCTCAATTCGCCATTGATCAGGTGACTCAATCGAAGGAGAGTTATCTAGTCAAGAGACCGGGACTTCAGTTGGTTCCTAGTTCTAACTTCATGACAGGTATCGTTAATGATATTTCACAATGCTCGGTTCTGGATGCAATCCCAATCACAGCGGTTTATGACGTATATGTTATCGCGGTATTCGATGACTCGAATGATACTATATATATCATTGGGGCTCGTCCTGCTGCTGCTTCCTATGTTAAAATCGGATCATTTGCTCCAACTGCATCAGTAGATGATTACTGCTTTCTGTCGGAGATTACTCAAGCCGTTGCTGGCTCGGCTACTCCTGCTGTAGCGGTTAGCTGGACTAATAAGGCTCTGACAGCATCGAAAGGCTACTATGCTCCTACTGCTGCTGGTGTATTCGCGGCTGCGTCGTTGGTTGAAATTACTTCGACGGGATTTCCGCCAAAACAAACTCCTGCCCTCATTAGCATTGGAAGATTCGTATGGCTTAATGGGGTTAACTATATTGCTTCTATCGATGGGCGTATCTGGAACTCCACATCCAACGGAAACGACATCACCACATGGAATGCCGGAGTGGTTGCTGTCCAAGCCTACCCGGATCAGTGTATGGGTCTCGAAAGATACAAGCACCATGTTATTGCCTTTGGCCGAAATTCCATCGAGTTCTTTAACGATGTGGGAGATACCCCCGGACCTCTCCAACCCACCCAGCAAGCCTTCATTAAGTTCGGAGCACGCTCTCCAAGACTGATCAAGAACGTTAACGATATTATGTACTGGGTTGGTTATGGAAATGATGGTGCCTCTGGTGTCTGGATGCTGGATGGCTATACACCAACTAAGATCAGTACACCTAACATCGATAGAGCTATCATGGGTATCAATAGTTATGGAGACCCTAGTACGATCAATCTCCAAGCTACGATGATCAATGGTATCCCGTGTCTAATATTTAATGGGGCTGGCGGTGGGGCCTTCCCGACTCTTCCTGCATGGTATCCGGGAACTAGCCCAACGGCGTCTGGTGCGGCTAGTGATACTTACCCTATAGATCTCTTGAATGACTTTATCTCACAGACTCCTTGCTATAATCTACAGGATAAGACGTGGTGGTACTTTACTACGAGAACTAATTCAAGTATAGGTCTTATCTGTGCAGGTACGGAGTTTGGAACGCCTGTGGCACAGTCGAACGTTAATAACTATGCCCAGATTCTTCTTTACCAGACAGTAGGAACTAATAAGTCCCAGAACTTCTTGTACCAGTGGGCTAATGCTCTTGATGTGAATAAGGATGACGT